TTGAGTAAGATATAGCGGGGGGGGGCGGGTTTGTTTCACAGGGGCGTTTCACACTGGACCGCGCTCCCCCTGAATTTTCCACGTTTGCAGATAGATGTCCTGAGTTTCGCAATCTGAAATGGCCAAACGCGGCGCAAAACCGAAGCCCGCCCACCTTCGCCTCGTCGATGGCACGAGGAATGTGACGCGGCACGGATCTGAATCGGACCTCCGAAAGGCTGTCGAAAGCGGCCAAAAATTCGGTGATTTGGCCCGCCCTAGCTTTTTGCGCGGACAGGCTCTCTCCGCGTGGAAGCGATACATCGAACCCGCCGGTTGGCTGGACGCATCGAAGGAGCCTGCGGCCATCGCGTTCTGCGAACTGTGGCAGGAATTCCGCCGGGCGCCGTCGTCCTTCACGGCGTCGCGGCATGGCCAGTTGCGGGCCTACATGAGCGAGCTCGGCCTCACTGACGAGCGAAACCGGACGAGCAATGCCGGAGAAGAAAAAGACGAATTCTTCGACTGAGGACCGCGGCACTGCCTACGCGAAAGCCGTTCTCTCCGGTGAAATAGTCGCCGGACCTCACGTCCGGAACGCCTGCAAACGACATCTATCCGACCTCGACCGGACAGATATCGTCTACGACGTCGAGGCGTCCGCCAAAGCAATCCGTTTTTTTGAGGAGCGTCTCTTCCTCAGCGAAGGCCAGTTCGAAGGGCTGAGATTCAAGGCCGCTCCGGCACAGGATTTCATCATCTCATCCATCTACGGATGGAAGCGGCCGGACGGAACGAGGCGGTTTCGTCGAGCCTATATCGAGCAGGGAAAGGGCAACGGAAAGTCGCCTCTGGCCGGCGGCATCGGCCTATTCGGATTGATGGCTGACAACGAGGCTGGTGCGGAAATCTACTCCGCCGGTGCCACGAAAGAGCAGGCCGGCATCCTATTTCGCGACGCCGTGAAGATGGTGAACAAGTCGCCGAAGCTAGACGCTAGGCTCGATAGAAGCGGCGGACCAGGGCGAGAGTTCAACATCGCGTATCTGCCAAAGGCTTCGTTCTTTCGGCCAGTGTCGAGAGAGACAAAGAAAACCGGGTCTGGTCCTCGCCCGCACTATGCCCTCGTCGACGAGCTCCACGAGCACCCCGACGGCGGTATCGTTGAAATGCTTGAGCGAGGCTTCAAGTTTCGTCGCCAGCCTCTGCTCTTCATGATCACGAACAGCGGGTCGGACAGATCGTCCGTATGCTGGAATGAGCATGAGCACGCGATCCGAGTTGCGGCCGGCAATCGTGACGCCAAGGATGAGGACGCCTTTTATATTGGCGACATCATCGACGACACGACGTTCTCCTACGTTTGCGCGCTAGACCCGGGCGACGATCCTCTCAACGATCCCTCTTGCTGGATCAAGGCGAACCCTCTCCTCGGTGTGACCATTACGGAGGAATATCTTGCCGGCGTCGTCGCCCAAGCGAAGGCGCAGCCGGACAAATTGAACGGCATCCTTCGACTGCATTTCTGCCAATGGACTGAGGCGGATGTCGCATGGATGACGAGGGCGGCGCTCGAGCCGACGCTCACAGAGATAGACCCGACCGACTATCGCAATGAGCCGGTCTGGGTCGGCTGCGATCTCTCGCAAAACCGGGACATCACCGCCCTCGCAGTTGTGGTGCGTACGGGAGACGTCGAAGTCGAGGCAGTTCGAGACGGGAAAAAGCAGGTCGTTCAGAAACCGACCTATGCCGCTTGGGTCGAAGCTTGGACGCCGGGCGACACGCTCGACATTCGGGAGATGAAGTTCAAGGCGCCCTATCGGCAATGGGTCAAGGACGGGTTCTTGAACGCGCCGAAGGGCGAGACGATCCGCTTCGACCACGTTGCGCAGGCGCTTGCTGAGTTTGCCCACGACTTCGATGTGAAGTGCGTCGCATACGATCGATATGCCTTCCGGCGCGGCTTCGAACCCGAGTGCGACAAGCTGGGAATAGAGGTCGAGTTCGTCGAGCATCCGCAAGGCGGAACGAAGAAGGGCAAGCCGAACGACGCCATGATCGAGGCTGCCAATGCTTCCGGCCGAGACCCGGAAGGGTTGTGGATGCCGGGATCGGTCCGTCAACTCGAGGACGCCATTCTAGAGCGGCGGATCCGCATCCAACGAAACCCGGTGCTCATCTCGGCCATCATGTCCGCTGTGACGGACGAGGATCGATGGGGCAATCGGTGGCTCGCCAAAGAGCGGGCGACGAACAAGATCGACTGCGCTGTGGCTCTCGCCATGGCTCTCGGAGTGGCCGTCTCATACGAGGCCGCCGCAGAAATAGACCCTGAGAACGTCTTCGCCGTCTGGTGAGCGGCACCGGCGCTGCAAAATCCCCACGGAAGGTTTTGATATGAACGCGATCGTCCGCGATGGCGCGGTGCGGCTCGACGACGACTTCCAGAAGGTCATCGATGAGCTCGTCAAAAAGGACATGGTCGTCCGTGAAGAGCGCGGTTCGGACCCGTACCTCTTCGTCATGTCGGACGCCTCGGTTGATCGCTATGGCGACATCATCGATCAGTCGGGATGGGTGCTTTCGAACTTCCGCAAGAACCCGATCGCCCTCTTCGGCCACTCTTCGCAGTTGCCAATCGGCACGTGGAGCGAGGTCAAGGTCGTTGATGGCAAGCTTCAAGGTCGCCTGAACCTCTTGCCTGCCGGCCTGGTGCCGCGCGTCGACGAGCTACGCGCCTTCATCGAGGCCGGCGTGCTTCGCGCTGTGTCTGTCGGTTTCCGGCCGCTGAAGTCCGAGCCGATCGACGCTGAGAAGCCTTGGGGCGCTCAGAAGTATCTGAAATCCGAGCTGGTTGAATGCTCTCTCGTGAGCATCCCGGCGAACGCAAACGCCTTGGCCGTGGCCAAGTCGCTGAACCTTTCCCGCGACGCTCAGTCCCTCATCTTCGGCGAGTCTGCCGAGGGCAAAGAGCGGCGCACTTCTGCCGGCGAGCCTGCCGATCCCCCGAAAATATCGAAATCAAAGGGACGTCAGATGACGATCGCCCAGAAGATTCAGGACGCCGAGGCGAACGCCCTCGCCCTGAAGGACCAGATCGCCGAGCTCGCTGCCGGTGACATGACTGCCGAAGTCCTCAACGAGTTGAAGGGCCTGAAGGCCGACCTCGTGACGGCGAACGACGTAGTTTCCACGCTCCGCGGTATCGAGGCCGACATTGCCGATCGCGCCGAGCCTGTCGCCCCCGCGGCGCCGGTGGTGCGTGGCACGGTCGACGTCGGCTCCGGCCGAGTGTTTGCCGCCGCTGCCGCTCCCAAGGCGAAGGGCATGGACCTTCTGGTCCGCGGCCTCGCTTGCCAGGTGCAGGGCCACATTCAGCGCCGCAATGCGGCCGACGTCATGGCCGAGCGCTACGGCGAGAACGATCGCGAGACCCGCGGCATCGTCGACTTTCTGACGACGAAGGCGGCCTCGGCTGTTGCCACCACCACGACTTCGGGATGGGCTTCGCAGCTCGTCAATACCGTCGTCGGCGACTTCCTCGATCAGCTCCAGCCGCTGTCGATCTATCCGCGTCTGGCCGCAGCTGGTCCGCGCTTCACCTTCGGCCAGAACGGCGTCATCTCGATCCCGTCTCGCTCCTCGACGCCGACGATTGCCGGCTCGTTCGTCGCTGAAGGCGCCCCGATCCCGGTTCGCCAGGGCGGGTTCTCGAGCGTCAGCATCACGCCTCGCAAGATGGCCGTGATCTCTGCGCTCACCCGTGAAATCGCCGAGCATTCGACGCCTTCCATCGAGGCGATCATTCGCGAAGCGATCCTCGACGATACGGCTGTCGCGATCGACACCGTCCTGATGGATGCCACCGCCTCGTCGACCACCCGCCCGGCTGGTCTGCGCAATGGTGTCTCCGGCAAGACGGCCACGTCGGGCGCCAACCTTGCGGCGTTCATCACCGACATGAAGGCGCTCCTCGGCGACCTCGTGACGGCGAATTCGCTCCGCAAGCCGATGTGGATCATGAACCCGGTGAACGCCCTCTCGGCGACCCTCCTGCAGAATGCCGGCGGCGATTTCCCCTTCGCCAATGACATCCGCGGCGGGACGCTGTTCGGCTATCCGATCATCCAGTCGAACACCGTCACTCTGGGAACCGTGATGCTCATCGACGCTGCCGACTTCTTCTCGGCGACGACCGATGTGCCGCAGTTCGATGTGTCGGACACGGCGACTCTCCACATGGAAGACACCTCGCCCACGGCGATCGGCACCGCCGGCACGCCGAACGTTGTCGCGGCTCCGGTTCGTTCGCTGTTCCAGACGGACAGCATCGCGATCCGCATGCGTATCGGCATCAACTGGGCCATGCGCCGTTCGGGCGTGATCGCCTACGTCACCTCTGTGACCTGGTGAGTTTGACGGGGCCGCTCGCAAGGCGGCCCCGACTTCATTCCGGGCGAGCGACGCCCTGGAAATTCACCAGCACGAAAGGAAGTTCCGATGTCTGAAGACATTCTCGCCAAGCAGAAGAAAGAGCGCGAGGAAGCCATCGCCGCCGACGAAAAGCGGATGGCCGAGGCACAGCCCTATCCGACGCAGGAGCAGAACGACCGCGCCAAGCTCGGCCTCCCGATTGAGGACGAGGACGACGAGGACGACGACGATGGCGACGACGCCGCGCCGCGCGCAGCGCGCAAGGCGCCTGGTCGCAAGCCGAAGGCCAAGGCCAAGGCCGAGCCGATCCTCACGACTGAGTCTGTGACGTCCGAAGACGACGGCACCTACAGCAATCGGGCGCTCACGTCCGACTGATGGCGAACTGGCTGACAAAGATATTCCGTCCCTCGGTGGCCA